CGTCATGCACCACCTGTCGAAGGACGTGTGCCCGGCCTGCCACGGGCGCGGGTACAGCGTGATCAAGGACGCGCCGGTCCTGAGTGATGAGATCTGCCTTGACTGCAGAGGAGTGGGGAGGAAGGAGCTTAGGGGTGAGGCAGAAACAAAATTGGCCGCGACAATCACGCGCTTGGAGCACGAGATCGCAGCGGCCATCATGAAAAAACTAGCTAGGCAACTTGACTTCTGATCACCTGATTGCAGTGAGGGCAGACTGGGTTGATCTCTCGACGCTTGACCGCGCGGTGAACGGCTGACTGGTTGATCCCCATCTTCTTTGACGCGGCGTAGACAGTCAGGCCGCCCACCTCCACCATCTCGACGGCCATCATCGTGCGCGACTTGGTGCCCGGGTCAAGGTCCTTGTCCCTCGACCAGATGGCTAAAGCGGTCTCTGGCCACTCGACAGGCTTGTCGGTAAAAGCCGATGCCGAGATCTGGCCGGCGTTGTCCCAAGCGACAAGGTACTTGACATCTAAGTTTTCTGAAGTCTTGCGAAGACGGGCTTTCATGGTGTCTGACCAGCCGTGGTTTGCCAAGAAGTCATCGAGCGTTTGGTGTTTCATAAGGGTCTCCAGATCATTAGGTCCAAGCACAGGACCACAAGGGCAAAAGCGTAAGCAAATGCGAGGGCGAATTTCATGCGGAGTCCTTGCAAAAGTTAATGAACGCTTTAAGGTTGCCAGTAAAAACTTTTTTGCCGTAGCCGTGCACGGTGATAACTAACCCTGCTTCGGGGGTCTGGGTGTTGCCCTTGATCGTGTACGTGTAGTCGTGGTCGCAAGAGCCGCAAGGGTTGTCGATGTAGAACCCGCCGACACCGGTCTTGAAGTTGGCCACCAACTGAGCAGCAAGGCAGCCCATGCCGTTGGCTTGGCTTTGAGCGCCGGGCGCGTAACCGTTGACTAAAGCCAAGGGGGCTAAGAAGGCGGCCAACTCGGCGCCGTGGCCAGAAGGGTAGCCATCAAACTGGCGGTAAAGGTTAAGGATCTTGACGCCGTCGTTGATGACGACTGTGTTTGAACGAGTTCCCATGATTAAGCTTCTTCCATTTCGCGGGCCCACTCGAGGCCCATGTTGTCGATGACAAAGTCGTAGCTGCCTTTGGTGCCGGGCTGCACGTCGTTGCGGCTGGGGATGCCGTTGCCGTAGTAATCGCGAGCAGACTTGGTGCCCAGCATGCAGTGGCCGCTTTCAATAGCTCTCATCATGGCCCGGTCGTAGCTGCCTTGCAGGCCCCACATGCCTCCATTGATGGCGCGTTGGAGACCGAGGTAGTAGTCCAGCTGGCTAACTTCGTCGTTGCACTCGATGTTGTTGATGTCGTTCAAGGTAAGCATGTTGATCTCCTATGGGGGCCGAAGCCCCCGGTTTGGTTTAAGCAGGCATCAGGGCAGACAGAGCGCGTTGCTTGAGGTCAGCGCCAACGCCCCACTGTGAAGAGACGAAACGGTTCTCATCAGAGCGGGCCCGGACGTGGTGGTCAGCGTACTCGGTGAAGGCGTTGAGCAAGCCCCAACGCGTACCCATCACGCCGTCCATTTGAGAGCCCATGCCCGCGCCGTTGAACAGGGACAAGACCTTCTTGAACCCAACTGTCTCGCGGACCTTCTCTCCGTTGCCCAAGACGCCGGCCGTGATCACACCGGCCTCTTCTTCGAGCAGCTCGATGTTGGCCAAGCGAGTGACGTTGTGGCGGAAGGCATCCCAAGCCGCGGTGTTCAAGCCCATGAATTCCTTGACCTGATCAGGATCGAACACCGACTTGTGCGTGACCCGGACCGAAGCTTGGTCACCCAGAGCCATGGCCAAGGTGTTCTTGCACACGGTCCGCACAGTGGTGCGACGCACCTCGGTGGCCAGAGATCCGTCAGCGCTGGTGCTGATCAGGATGTACCCGCCAATGGTGTCCGCTACCGATGTCGGAGCGGCTTCGCCAATCTTGGCCGTAGCCCAGAATCGCTTGCCTCCGTAGATCGTGCCGGCAGCCGACAACTCGAGCCCGCCGGCCCGTGCGATGTCGCGGAAGAACTCGACGACCTCGCCGGGCTGCACCACTTGATAACGCTTGGACACGACGCCGAGGGGCTTCTTTGTGTCAGAGCGAAACAGGACGTGTTGATCAGGCAGTTCCTGCTGGTCGCCTTCGAAGCTGGTGTTGTAGCGAACGATGCCGCGCTTGATCTTCCAGTCCATGCCGGCTGCGACGCGCCAAGCATCAAGGCTGGTGCCGTCTTCGAGTGCTTGGCCGAGGCCGTGCCAAGGGGTGCCGTCCGAAGCGAGGTATGCAAATTCGACGCGGCCGTCAGCGTGTGTGGTGAGTTCGTGAGCCATAAAAGTCCTTTAGGTTGGTTTAGATACCGGCGTTAGCCGAAGCGCGCGATCGCACTGCACAGAGCACTTGTCAGTGCCCTGCACGGTGGGGTCAGGAGCAGACGATCTCTTTAATCTCTTCGCGCACCACGCGTTCGGTCACGCCAGTCACGACGATTCGGCAGAGCGGGCTGTCTGATTTGACGTATGCGTAGATGCTGACGTCTATTGCAAACTCCCCTACTTGTTTGCCAAAGTGAAAGTCCTTGTTCGGGGTTTCATTTGGATAATCGTTGACCCGAGCGGTCCACTCGTCGCCCATGAACTCCTCAAGCACTTTGGTTAGCTTGGGCGACTTGAACGAGGCCAGATCCCGGATTGTCAGGTTCATAAACACCGAGTCACCGTATGAAGACAAGGAGACGTTCACGTCTTTGCGCATGACCGGCGGGAAAGCTTGGAATGCGGCCTTGACCGCGGGGTGCTTGAGCAACTTCACACGGTTAAGCAGTTGTTTGGCCTCGGTGCGGGCGATGCGTGAAGCGCGGGCGATTTGTTTGGAAAATGCAGTCATGAGGATCTCCTGTTAAACCTGAGCAGCGGCGTAGGCGTCGCTGTACTGAATCTCAAAGCCAAGGGCCTTGATCGTTGCAATGTCTTGGGGGCTAAAAGTCTTGTTGCCGGTGAGCTTGGCAAGCCGCAGGGCCGTGGCGTTGGACGGGTCAGGGTAATACTTCATGACACCGTAAACGCATTTGATGTTGATAAAAACAACTGGCATATAGATCTCCAAAATATCAAGCTGTTACGGCCGCCTGAATACGCCGCCAAAGAACAGCACGCTGCCCTTTGGTTTCCTTCGCACTCGCCAGTCTGGGGGACTGGGTCTAAGCGGTCTGGCCTTTGATTTCCCGGTAGGTACTCTGTAATCGGCTGGTTTCCTTTTTGTATCCCGCTGGTTCCTTTGCGGTGGGGGGCTTTGTTTTCCCCTTGACTCAAATGTATCACAGTGACAGTCACTGTCAACGCTTTTCATCAATGTTGCGCAAATACAACAAAAATAATTTAAAAGCGTTGTAAAAATACAACACAAAATTAAAGGGCTTTGCCACTTGACCTGAAAATCCCGTTCGGCTAAGCTCTTCACGCGCAAGTGTGCCCGCGAAAAGGCACTCAAAACTCGAGAGCCGCGATGCGGCTTTCTGCACATTTGGAGCCCAAATGGCTAAGACAATTACGATCGAAATGGCCGATGACGGCACTGTCATGGTCTCGAGCAGCGAGGGCGGCGAACCATACATGTGCGAAAGCATTGCCGAATGCCGTCAGTACGTCGACGACATGCTGGCCGAGGAGGCCGGCGAAGGACCACAAGAGCAATCGATGGAAAGTCCGGAAGAGTACGGACAGATGTGGAACGAAGAAGCAGCGACCCGCAAACCCCAACCCGGCCTCATGGCCTAAACACAAGGAAATATCATGGATCAGAAATACGCAAACCCCGCATCGCGCAACACCATGCGTGCCGCTGGAGGCATGATGGGCAACGCAGGCAAGATGCCCGGCTCGGCTATCGGCGGTGGAGGCAACCAGACCCAAGGCGCTGGCCAGATCCCCGGCAAGGTGTCTGTGCCAATGCCCGGCACGAACGAGACCCAGCCCCCTTTCAAAGGCGGCGGGGTCTACAAGGCGCCCACCGGCTTTAACGGCGGCGTCATCGATGGCATGGTCGGTGGGATGGTCTGATGGCCACGAAGCCCGGCTTGTACGCAAACATCCAAGCCAAGCGGGCACGCATAGCCTCTGGCTCGGGTGAGCGCATGCGCCAGCCCGGCGACAAAGGTGCGCCGAGCAAGGCTGACTTTGTCGAGTCGGCCAAGACGGCCAAGCCCGGCATCATCCGGCGGGCGATGAAGTGAAGACGCCGGCTTGGCAGCGCAAAGAGGGCAAGTCGCCATCAGGCGGCTTGAATGCCAAGGGCCGCGCCAGCGCGAAGGCCGCGGGCATGAACCTCAAGGCGCCAGTCAAGTCCGGAGACAACCCGCGCCGGGCCAGCTTTCTGGCTCGAATGGGCGGCATGCCCGGCCCTGAGCGCAAAGATGGCAAGCCGACGCGATTGCTTCTCAGCCTCAACGCTTGGGGAGCCAGCAGCAAAGCCGACGCCAAGAGCAAGGCCAGAGCAATCAGTGCACGCAACGAGGGCCTTGTAAGAGGGGCGATGAAGAATGGCAAGTAGACGAAACCCGAGTCGCAATTCCGATCTAGCCGGGGCGCCACCGAAGATGGCGACCATGGATGATCTGGCGTTTCCGACCGCGGCCAAGACTGGTCGCACGCATGCGAAGCAGATCACCAGCCAGAAGAAGGGCCGCGACATGCGGATCAATCTCAAGGCCGTGGTCGAGGCATGCGTCGATGAGGGGCTCGATCCGGCGGTGGAGATCGCCAAGGCTTTGAAGGCCACGATCCCGATGATCCGCGGCGGCCACCCAGTGCTTGACCACGAAGGCAAGACGGTCATGGTGCCGCTGCTGGATGTCGACACACGCATGCGGACGCTGAACGAGTTCCTCCAGTACACCCAGCCGAAGCTCAAGAGCATCGAGGTCAAGATGTCCGGCAGTCTGGACCTGACAAGCGATCAGCTTGACGCACGACTGAACATGCTTCTCGCGAAAGCGGCTCGATGATCCAGCTCGACCGCATCGACACCCGGCTTCTGGACGACGACGAGAAGCGGGAGCTCTACGAGCTTCTGCGATTGAAGGACATCAGGGCCAAGCGCAACCGCTTGTTGACCTATGCGCCCTACGCCAAGCAGCGGGAGTTCCATGCAGCCGGCGCCGGGTTCCGAGAGCGCCTGTTCATGGCGGGCAATCAACTCGGAAAATGTAGAACTGTTAACAGCCTTGTTCCACACCCAGACGGCACGGTTTCGACTATTGGCGAACTGTACGCGCGGGCTGAATCTTTTAAGGTCTGGGCTTGGGATGGCGACAAGGCTGTGGCCGTTGGCGCGTCTCACGTAATCCGCAAAGCCCCCGAACTGTGCGTCGAAGTTTTGTTAGCCACCGGTGATGTGTTCACGGCTGCCTTGGATCACCAAGTTTTGACCGCCGCCGGGTATGCGACGCTCGAGCAGCTTCTTGCATTCGCACCTTGCCTTGAGGCGTGTGATTTGGAATCTTTCCCGTCAATTCATGGCGAAGGTGAGCAGCGTTTGAGCCAAACAGCATCAGGTTTGAGCGGGCGTTGTTCTGAGGATCTCCGTCAAGGTGGTGAACCACTTCTCCCCGGAGAAGCGAACGTCCGACCGTTGCGGCCATCTCAAGCCGGTGTTCAGCCACGTACCCGGCCTGCGTCGCCATTGGATGGCTTGGCCCAGTCCACAGGTACCAATAGCGGCCGATCAAGACTCGACCGCCCTTCCAGTCTGGGTGGCCGGCTCCTGAGCGCGGTCCGGGCCTCTGTGTTTTTAGCCCAAGCCGCTTACAGGCGCGCTCAACAGCAGACAGGCATACGCCCATTTGCTGGGCCGCTTGTCGCTGTGTTAGGTTCTTTACTTCGATCAGCTCTTGCAGTACGACCGGGTCAATCGTTGAGAAGCGTCCGCGCATTGGTTTCTCCTGACAGTGAAGGGAATCGTATTGTAGCGTTCAGGTCGGTTGGCGTACATGATTTGTACGACTTGACCGTGCCAAAGTTTCACAACTACATTGCTGACGGTGTTGTGCACCACAATACGTGGGCTGGCGCATTCGAGGTCGCGATGCACACGACGGGCCGGTACCCGTCTTGGTGGAAGGGGCGGCGGTACAACTACGCCATCCGGTGCATGGTCGGGTCCGAATCGGCCGAGTTGACCCGAAAGGGTATTCAACGATTGCTGCTCGGTCCGCCAGAGATGCGCGAGGAGTGGGGCACCGGCGCCATTCCGTTTGACTGCGTTCGCGATACGTCAATGAAGCAGGGCGTGCCCGACGCGGTCTCGAGCATTGTGGTCCGCCACGAATGTGGCGAAGACAGCGTGATCCAGTTCAACAGCTACGACCAAGGCCGCACCAAGTGGCAAGCCGACACTGTCGACTTGGTGTGGTTCGACGAAGAGCCACCTCTGCCGATTTACTCTGAGGGCCTGACCCGTACACAAGCTGTGGCCGGTCAGGTCTTCGTGACCTTCACGCCTTTGCTCGGCATGTCCGAAGTGGTCAAGCGATTCCTGCTGGAGAAGCCGGCGTCATCGACCGTGACCAACATGACGATCAGCGACGCCGAGCACTACACCAAGGAGCAGGCCGATGCGATCATCGCCAGCTACCCTGAGCATGAGCGCGAAGCACGGGCCAAGGGCATCCCCATTCTGGGATCTGGCCGGGTCTTCCCAGTGGTCGAGGAGGCGATCAAGATCAGGGCATTCCCGATCCCGCCTCACTGGGCACGCGTTGCGGCGATCGACTTCGGTGTCGACCACCCGACGGCCGTTGTCTGGATGGCTTGGGACAAGGACAGCGACACGCTCTACGTGACCGACTGCTACAGACGCAGTGAGCCCGGCATCGCTGGGCACTCGATGGCAGTGCGCTCGCGCGGCGACTGGGTGCCGATCGCATGGCCGCACGACGGCCTGCAGCGGGACAAGGGCGGCAGCGGTGAGCAGCTGGCCAAGCAGTACAAGGACCAAGGTCTGAACATGATGCCCAACCGGGCCACCTTCGAGGACGGAAGCAACGGAGTCGAGGCCGGCCTGTCCGAGATGCTGACACGCATGCAGACCATGCGCCTTCGGGTGTTCTCACATCTGGAGGACTGGTTCGAGGAGTTCAGGCTGTACCACCGCAAGGATGGCATGGTCGTTAAAATCAGCGACGACTTGATGTCAGCAACGCGTTACGCAATGATGATGCGACGCCACGCCAAGACACAGGAAGAGGCCGCGGGCCGAATGCGATCTGGCCGCATGGCCCCGACGCTTGAGTTCAACGTATTCGACCCAGTGACTGGGTACTAACCAAGGAAACCAACATGGCTACTATTGCAGCAACAATCGATCGCAACTCAGTCCCCGGCGCGGTCATCGCCTCTTGGGCTGACTTGGCTACCAACGACGTTGGCGGCGGCGTGCCTATCGCCTACGCAGCCGACTTAACTGCCCAAGTATCAGGCACCTTTGGCGGCGGCACGGTTACGTGGCAAGGCTCCAATGACAATGTCAACTGGCACCCAATGACCCAGCGTGGCGGCACCACCAACATGGCTTTTACCGCTGCTGCTGTGCACACCTGCCAAGAGAACCCAGCGTGGGTTCGCCCCGCAGTCACCAGCGGCACGAGCGTTGCAATTGACTGCACTTTGGCCATCCACGCACGCTACGCCAAAGCACCTTACTAAGCTGAGGACTGAACCCCATGCACAACCAACCTCCACAAATCGAGGTCGAGTTCGTAGACCCCGAAGAGCAGCAACGAAAGAAGGCAGAGAAGCTGCAGTCCTTCGGCGCTTCGCTTAGCGGTCAGCGTGACGAGTGGATTCGCTCGCGCGGATCCTACGGAGTCGACAAGCGCTGGATCGAGGACGAGGATCAGTACAACGGCAAGGACAACATCAACAAGGCAGCAAGCCAGATGATGACCAGCGTGGAACAGGGCTACCCTGTCACCACTCAGAACGCCAAGCCCCACCGATCAACGGTGTTCATCGGCATGACTCGACAGAAGACCAATGCGGCCGAGGCCCGGCTTGCAGACATTTTGCTGCCAACCGACGATCGCAACTGGGGCATCCAGCCTACGCCGGACCCACAGCTGATGGGCATGAGCAAGGACAACAAAGCGGCGATGGACCAGCAGGGCCAGCCGATCATGGGCGAAGACGGGCAACCGGCCCGCGTGCGCGACGTTGTCAAAGCTGTGCTCGAGCTGGCCAACAAGAAGGCCAAGGCCATGGAGACCGAGATCGAGGACCAGCTGGTCGAGTGCAGCTACAACGGCGAGTTGCGCAAAGTGATCCACGACACAGCCGTGCTCGGCACCGGAGTGATCAAGGGCCCAATCGTCACCAACCGCACTCGCAAGGCTTGGCAGCCAATCACAGACAGCACAGGCGAGACGGTCCATCAGATCGAGATCGTGCAGGAGATCGGCCCCGCCTCGTTCAGGATTGACCCGCGCAACGTCTGGCCAGACCCCGGCTGCGGCGAGACGATACACAACGGCAAGGGCATCTACGAGCGGGAGCAGGTTACCGCCAAGCAGATCCGAGATCTGGCCAAGCAACCCGGCTTCCTCAAGCCCCAACTGCGCAAGGTGCTCGAAGAGGGCCCCAAGCAGTCAGCCACCCTGCGCGAGCTGACCGACGAAGACCAGCGAGACATGACCCGGCTGACATACGAAAAGTGGACCTACTGGGGCGAGGTGGACCACGACGACCTCGAGTCCGCTGGCGTCAGCGTAGGCGAGAAGGACGAGTTGCGCAGCACCAGCGCTTGCGTGGTCATGATCAACGACACCGTGGTCAAGGCGTTCTTAAACCCATTGGAAAACGGCGACATCCCATACGACTTCTACGTCTGGGAGAAGGTTGCCGGCACGGTTTGGGGATACGGGATCCCGTACCTCATGCGTTCGCAGCAGAAGGTCTTGAACGCAGCTTGGCGGCAGAT